TTGGCTCATCACTACTTGACCGGCGTGCAGGCGATGGAAGTGCGAATAGGTCGTGTCACTACCGCTTACGGGCTCGCGCGCAAACAGACCACGGCCGAAGCCGTAAACTCCCGCGAATGGGTAGCTTTGAGTTGGGTCAATGGGAACCGAGTCGATCTCCAAACGCATCACTTCCCCTAGAGCCACCTCGCTCCATCCGCACTTCATGCCAGGGCCTCCACCTCGGTTTTGATCTCTTCCATGAGACGAAGGATTTCACGCTCCTTGGCGACGATGTCGGCGACGAGTTCTTGCGGCGGGCGGTGGTCGAGCGCTTCGGCGCTGTTCGGGTTTTTGGCGTCGAGATTGTAGATGGGCCAGTAGGCGGCGTCGCCGGCTGCTTGGGCGGCGGACTGCACTTTCTTGTCGAGGGCGGCCTCGGCTTCGAGCGCGGCGAGTTTATCGCGGAGGGCGGGTTTCTTCGCGTCGGGCGCGGCTTTGATCTCGTCGCGCACTCCGGCGGCGGCGCGCTCGTGGTTGCGGATGCGCTCGGCGGCGGCGTTGGCGGCCTCCCAGTGCGGGGTGGCGGCGGCGACGGCTTGCTCGCGGAGGGTGGCGAAATCGACCGGCCAAGCTTGGTTGGTAGGCACGCGTTTGGCGGCGGTGAACCAGGCTTTGCAGGCGGCCATGTCCTCGACCTGCATGGGCATGGTCTTGGTGTATTTTTTGCGGCCCTCGGGCGCGGCGACCTGGTAATACCAGATGGTTTTGGTGGGGCCGGAACGGTCGAAGAAAAGGATGTTGGCCGGGATGTCGGTGTAAGGCGCGAAGGTGCCTTCGGGCAGGCGGACGATCGTGTGGAGGTTATATTCCTTGAGTAGTTCTTCTTTGATTTTAGCGCAGACGCCGTCGCCAAACAGGGTGCCATTGGGCACGACGACGGCGGCGCGGCCGGGCTGCTGTCCGCGCACCGGACGGCGCAGTTTGCGCATTATGTATTGCAGGAAAAGGAGGGCGGTCTCGGCGGTCTGCTTATCGGCGGGGAAATTATTCAGGATGCCGCGTTCCTCCTCCCCGCCAAAGGGCGGATTGGTAAGAATGATGTCCACCCGGTCGCCGTCGCCGATCTCGGTGACCTTTTGGGCGAGGGTGTTTCCGTATTTGATGTTTGGATACTCCAGCCCGTGAAGGAGCAGGTTCATCTGCACGAGCATGTAGGGGAGCGGCTTGGCCTCCTGCCCGAAGAGAGTTTCCTGTTGGAGGATGCGGCGGTCGGCGACGGATTTACAGGCGGCGGCGAGGTAATCGTAGGTCTCGACGACGAAGCCGCCAGTGCCGCAGGCGGGGTCGAGCATGGTCTGGCCTAGGCGGGGGGCGGTGACCTCGACCATGAATTTGACGACTGGGCGCGGGGTGTAGAATTCGCCGCTATCGCCGGCGGCGTCGCGCATCTCGCGCAGCATGTTTTCGTAGAGGCGGGAGAGGGTGTGCATCTCCTCGCTGGCGGTGAAGTGGATGCCGGTGACTTTGTTGACCACGTCGCGCAGGAGGTAGCCGGACTCCATGCGGTTGCTTACGCCTTTGAAGACGTTGGCGATGACGTCTTGGCGGGATTTGCCGGACTCGGAGGAGAGGGCGCGGAGGTAGGCGAAAAGACCGGGGCCTTTGGTGCCATCGGGGCGGAGGGTATCGTCTTGGGAGATGAATTTGAGCAATTCATCGCCGGTGATGCCGTCGGCGGGGGAGGCCCAATCGCGCCAACGGTAGGGGGCGGTGATGACGGGGGCGTATTTTTTGCCGGCGAGTTTGGCCTCTTGTTCCCCGGCCAGCTCCATGTCGTCGAGGAACTTTAGGAAAAGCACCCAGGTAAAGAGCGGCAGGCGGTCGAGGTCACCGTTGAGGCCTTTGTCTTTCCGCATGATTTGCCGGGCGGATTTGATAAGCGCCCCGAGACGCTGGGCGGTGGTAAGCGCGGGGGCGTCGGATTTTTTCTGGCGGGTCTTTTTTTCGGCAGGGGCGGCGGCGGACTTGGGCATGAAGGGGAATGGGGGCCGGGATTAAGCGGCGTAGAGGTGCTTTTGGAGCTGGTTGACGGCGGTGCGGAACTGGTCGGTGCCGCCGAAGCGGGCGATGATTTCGGAGACGTTGCCGATATCGGAGAGCGGCGGGACTTTTAGCGAGTCGGGGATGGAGAATTCCGCCGGGCCGTGGTCGGCGTATTTGGTGAGGAGGGTATCGAGAATCTCGCGGGCGGCCTCGCCGTAGGTGGCGAAGAAGTCGGGACGCCGGGCGCGGACGCGGGCGGCACGCTCGGCGCGGGTGAGCACGGGGGCGTTCCAGGCGAGGTTGCAGAGCACGTCGAAGGGGTCGGCGTCGGGCTGGCCGAGGGCGGCGGCGGCCTCGGTGGCGTCGATGCCGTGTTCCCTCAAGGCGTCGAGGGTCTCGGCGCGGCGGTCGGGATTGGCCCAATCGTGGCGGAAGGTGGCGACGTCGGGGAAGAGGGAGCGGACGGTGTCGCGGGTGTAGTCGCGGAGTTCGGTGACGCGGAGTTTTTTGCCCTCACCGTCGAGATCTTGGGTGGCGTGGGTGACGACGGAGGCCTGGCCGGTGCGCACGTAGTATTTGCGCGGCTGGGGCGGCGGCTCGGGCGGCTCGATGACCTCGGAAGGGCCGGGTTCGTCGATGATGTCTTTGCCGTCGTCTTCGTCTTGATCGTCTTGGTCATCCTCGGCGGAGGTGGGGCCGGGTTCGACTACGGTGGTTTCGACGGGGTTTCCGTTTTCGTCGATTTGGGTCTCGGCGATGAACTCGGGGTCGCCATCGAACTGCTTGTCGGCGAAGTGGCGGGTGGCGGTGCCGGTGTAGTCGAGAATGTTGAAAAAGAGTTTCCCGTAGTCCTCCCGCAGGCGGGTGCCGCGACCGATGATTTGTTTAAACTCGGTCATGGTGCCGATGATGCGGATGAGGACGACGTTGCGAACGAGGGGAGCATCCACGCCGGTGCTCAGGAGCTGCGACGTGGTGAGGATGACGGGGGTTTGCGTTTCCAGTTCCTGGAACTTGCTGAGGTGGCCCTTGCCGATGTCGCCCTCGTCGGAGGTGACGACGGCAACGTAGTCGGGGTGTTGTTTGACGAGGTCGGCGTTGAGGTTGCCGAGCAGGCCGGCCATCTCGCGGGCGTGCTCCTGATCGACGCAAAAGACGATGGTTTTACCGAAGCGGTCGGTTTGTTTGAGAAACTCGGTGAGGTGCTTGGCGATGGCCTCGGAGCGGGGGCGGAGGGAGAGGCGTTTCTCGAAATCGGCGGTGTGATACTCCTCGTCGGGGATTTCGCGGCCGAGGGCGTCGAGTTCCTTTTTGGTGGGACGCCAGCCGGTGGCGTCGGCGGAGGTGACGATGCGATGGACGCGGTAAGGGGCGAGGAAGCCGTCGGCGAGACCCTGGCGCAGGCTGTATTGGTAGATCGGGTTACCAAAATAGCGGTAGGTGGCTTTGTTGTCTTTGCGGAGCGGCGTGGCAGTCATGCCGAGCTTCACGGCGGGCGCAAAATAATCCAGAATCTCGCGCCATGAAGACCCGTCCTTGGCGCTGCCGCGATGACACTCGTCGATGATGATGAGGTCGAAGAAATCGGGGGCAAAATCCTTATAGAGGCCGGGGCGGCGTTCGTCCTCGGCGATGGACTGGTAAGTGGCGAAATACATCTCGCGGCTTTGCACCACCTCGCCGTTTTCGATCTTATGACGGGCCTCGCCAAAGGGGACGAAGGTTTTGTCTTTGGGATCGTCAACGAGGACGTTGCGGTCGGCGAGGAAGAGAATCTTGGGGCGGCGCACGGGATCGCCGGAGCGGTTCCAGCGGGCCTGCCAAAGTTTGTAGCAGAGCTGAAAAGCGACGACGGTTTTGCCGGTGCCGGTCGCCATGGTGATGAGAATGCGGGGCTGGCCGCGCAGAATGGCGGCGAGGGCGCGATTGATGGCGATCTGCTGGTAATAGCGGGGCGGGCGCTCGGGGTCGGGGTGGTTGGGAGCGACGAGTTTTTCCAAGGCAGCGGCGGAGAGCGGGGTCTGGTCGTTGAGCGGGGTCTGAGAGTTGAGACGGTTCCAGAGTTCTTCTGGTCCGGGAAAGGCGGTGACGGGAGTTTCGAGGCCGGTGGTGAAATCGAACTCGACGATGCCGGTGCCGTTGGTCGCGTAGGCGAACTTGATCCCCAGCAAAGCGGCATAGTCCTTGGCCTGTTGGAGGCCGGCGTCGGGGGTTTTGTAGTTGGGCTTGGCTTCGACGACGGCGATGGGGAAATCGTTTCGGTAGCGGAGGATGTAGTCGGCGCGCTTGGGTTTACCGCGAACGATCTTTCCGCCAACGATGCGGACACGGCCTTTGGGGTTGGTGAAGGTGCGTTGCTCGGCGATGCTGAACGGAGCCGCATCCCAGCCAGAGGCTTGGAGCTTGGGGACGACGTAGGTGCGGCAAGTATCGGCTTCGTTCATTTAGTAACGTCGTCACGCTATTATTTTACAGTTGCCGGTGGCGAGACTGGAGTGAGCAAGCATTACGATGCCGGGCCACGAAAAAAGCCCCGGCGCGGTAAGCGGCCGGGGCTGTGGCGGGACGTGGGAACGGAGGATGGGCGGCGGGAGTCAGGTTTTGAAGGAATCGTTGGGTTTGCCGTCGTCGGCGAGGTCGCCGATGCGGTTCACGGCGTCTTTGAGGAAGGACGAGACGGCGAAGACCGTGAGGCCAATGGGCGTGCCGGAGAAGGGGCCGGCGACGGTGAGGACAAGACCGGCGGTCTTACCGAGGAAGCTAAGGATGCGGATGGTTTTGGCGTTCATACGCAGGATGACCGGTGTCAACGGTGCCCCGCCCTACTCGCCGGACGGCGGGCGGTGGCGGTTGAGGTATTCGCGGCGGATGCGAAGGCAGAGGTAAACCAAGGTCGCGATACCGACCATGAGGCCGACGAAGGCGTTGAGGCGTTCGAGGGTGACGATGGCGAAGATGCCGAGGCCGCCCCGGTAGGGCACGGGGTCGCGGAGGACGGAGAGGATGGTGGAGAGCATCGGAGGAAGGAGGGTGAGATTTGCAGCCGGAGGGATGGGCATGAAAACGGGCGGCCGGTCACATGTGACCGGCCGCCCGTGGTTGGCTGTGCGAACTGGCGGGACGGCTTACGAGGCGGTCACTTTTCGGGCGCAGACGGAGGAGGTGACGCGGATGTCTTCCGACCAATCGACCGCGAGGATGTCGGAGCGGGCGGAGTCGTCGCGGTAGGTGCGGACGACGTCCACGCCGCCACGGCGCCGGCGGACGGTTTTCATGAAGCTCGGATCGTAGAGCGTGGGACTGGCGTTGGCGTGAAAGACAACGAGCTGCTGGCCGACGATGTTCACGTTGTTCTTCGCGCCGCCGAGCTTAGTCGTATCCTTGGCTAGGATACCGACGCGGATGTCGATGCTCGGGTTGAGGAGGAGCGAACCAAACTGCGCCATGGTCACGCCGACCGAGGCCGCGCCGGGGAAGCGCGCGATGATCTTGGCGTTATTGCGAAGCTTGTTCCAGAGCGGCAGGCCGATGACGAGGCGGTTGGGCATGCGGCCGGTGTCGGTGGCGAGGGCCTCGATCTGTTCGTCGATCTTCGCGATGGGGTCGTCGCTCGCGAGGGTGATGTTGGTCGCGGCGGCGAGTGCGGTGAGCGCGGCGAAGACCTTGGCCTCGTGGGAGGTGACGGCGGACGAGACGAGGGTCTGCGTCTTGGCCTCTTCCAGGCGGAGCGGATCGTTCTGGCCGGCCTCGTCGCGCTCGTGGTCGTCGATGGCGATTTCGAGGGCTTGCGGGAGACAGTTGTAAGTCGGATCGCTGGCGGCGAACTCAAGTCGCTTGGCGGGGCCGCCGACGGCGCGGGAGGTGTCGATGACTTGGAACGTGTTCTTGTCGTCGAAGCTCTTGTATTGGCCGGTGGCGGCGGGAACAACCACCTCGGGCGCGAGGAAGTTGGCGAGCGTGGCGGAGATGTCCTGGGCGAGGCCGCGCGCGTAGTTGGTGAGAGTGACGTTGTATTTGGACGAAGACATGGGCGTGAGGGACGGGCGTTAGTGGGTGGTGCGGAGGCGGTGCGCGGATCAGCCGAGCGCGACGGGGCGGAAGAGGACGGCCTCGATGAGTTCATCGATGGCTCCGGTTTCGAGGGCCTGCGCGACGAGCAGGCGTTCGCCGCTGCCGGTGTCGGGGACGACGCGGCCGTCGGGCGTGATTTGCAGGAACTGGCTAGGATAGGTGACGGGGGCGGCGAGCTTCACGCGGACGGTGCCAGCGAGACCGCCCGCGCTGAGGGCGATGGTGACGCGTTCACCGGCCTTGCCGTCCGTCATGAGGACGCCGAAGCAGATGTTGTTTTCGCTCCACAGCTCGATGAGCTGCGCGTTGGTGATGAGGGTGAAATGGCCGACCTTGCCGGTGAGGTCGTAGGCGGCCTTGTGGGAGACGATGGCGTTGGTGCGAGCGAGAGAGGTCTTCATGGGAAGGATTATGGCGGGCGGTTAGCGGAAGAGTTCGGGGGCCTCGGCCTTGGCCTTGGCGTAGATGGTCTGGAAATCCGCGCTCGGGTGGGCGGCGCGGACGGCGGCGAGCTTCTGCTCCTGCCGCGTGATGAGGTTCGCGGGATTGGCTGCGTCCTCGTGGCCGGGGGTGAGGCGGGCGAGCACCGGGTTGATGGTAAGGGCGTCGAGCGCCTTCACGGCCTTGGCCTCGTCGCGGAGGAGCGCATCGACCCAGAAGCCGCGCGCGTCGGTGTCCTTGGCGGGGAGGCGACCGGCGCGGACGGCGGCATCAACCAGCGACTCGGCGCGTTGGCGGGCCTGCGTAGCGAGAGTCGATTTGAGGTCGGTGATTTCGGTTTTGAGCGAACCGACGGAGCGCGAGACCTGGGTGACAAGGTCGGCCTCCTCGGTTGCAGACGCCTCGACCAGCGAGAGCGAGCGGAGGGTGGAGATGAGAGTTTGCATGGGCATCGGCTCGGTCGCGGTGTCAACGGGGGCGGCGGCGAAGAGCGGGGCGATGCGCTTGAAGGCGGCGCGATTGACGAGGCCGCCCATGTTGATCTCGGAGCCGGTGACGTAGCCGGAGGCGTCGAGGTGGAATGTCGGCGAGAAGCGACGGAAGGTGCGGCCTTCGACGGCGCGTTTACCGGCGTCCGACCATTCGAGACGGGCGCGGACGCCGCCGGTCTGCGGATCGTCACCGGCCCAGTAGAAGTCGGTCGGCCAGGCGGAGGCCTCGCGGTCTTCGTGGTTGAAATCGAAGAAGGGCCGATCTTCGCGGCCTTCGGCGGCGGCGGTCATTTTGGCCGCGAGAAAAGTTTGGAGCACGGCGGCGGTCGCGGCACTCACGGCGACCTCGACCGACACGGGCTTACCGCCCTGGGAGGCGCGGATACGATGCCGACCGGGCGGCATGTATTGGATGTCGGCGGGGAGCGCGGAGCCCTCGGCGAGGGCGTTGGAAAAGGCGGCGTGGAGCGGCTGGGTGGCGGCGGTCATGCCGCTGCCGCCGTGTCAATCCGGCGACTGGTAGCCGGTCTTGGGCACGCGGATCAAAACGCTGCGGCAGTTGTAGTGCGCGGGCGGCGGCGAAAACCAACCGTCCCCCCAGCGGCGACCGTGGCGGCCTTGGCAAAGGGGCGTGGTGCGGTTGTCGAGAGTCGCATCCCAAACGAGGTATTCATCGGCGGCGTTGGCCTCGGCGACTTGCTGCGGGAACGCGGCCTGCGCGGCGGCTTGGCGCGCGGAGAGTTCGGCGCTACTTTCCGATGTGGCGTCGATTGGGACGCCACAACCGCACGCGCACGCCTTGGCGTCGGCGGGGGCGGGTTTCTGTTCCGTCGGCACGGCCTGTGCGACGGGTTTGGCGGGCTTGAACAGTGCCTCGTCTGCGTCGGGCGTTGGAACCTTGTGCCGTTCGTAGAGGTATTGGAGCGAGACCGGCAGGCCCATTTCGACGAAGAGGGTTTTGTCACGGGCGGCCATGTCTTGCTCGCGACCGGGACGCGAAATCTCAACCTCAACGAACGGGATCTCCTCGGCGCTTCCCCAGTTGAGCGCGATCAACTGCGGGATGAGCTGGTCGTTCAGGACGGCGACGATGAACTCGGCGTAGGTCTCGAAGAGATCTAACTCGACCTCGCGGTGAACCTCGCTGGCGGCGCGGCTGCCCTGGCCGTTGTGTTCAACGGAAAGATTCTGACCGAGAAGCATGATGTCGCACGCGCGGTCGGCGATGCCCATGAGGCGTTCGCTCGGATCGTTGGGGCCGGCGACGCCGGGCGTGGTGCCCTGCAGGATTTGCAGATTCGTTCCCTGCGGAAACGCGCCCCATGAGGCGGTGCCCATGTTGCGGAGGGCGGCGGTGATGGCGTCGATTTCGGCCTGGGTGGCGGTGGTCGGGTAGTTGGCCCAACGGAGCGGCGTCCCGAACAGCTCCGCCTTCTGCACCAGCCATTCCCAGCCGAGCATGTGACCGAGCCAGAGCGGAGCGAGGGCGCGGAGCTGGGCGGCCTCGCCGAGTGCTCCGGACTTGGATTGAAAAATGCCGGTGAGGAATTTGCCGGGGTGTTTGGCGAACGGCGTGAGCGGGGAGAGCGCGGCGGGATCGAGACGGAGCGCGAGCGTGCCGTCGGTGTTGATGCCGAGGTAACGCGACGGGACGCGGCGGAAGCCGACCGGGACGACGAAACCCGTGGTGTCGGTCGTCCAGTCGATCTCGACGACGGACAGTCCGCGCGCAACGGCGTCCATGAGTTCGTAAACGGCGGAGCCGAGCGGGGCGCGCGTGGTGTCCACGTAGCCGCGTTGCAAGTGGAGCGCGGACTCGACGAAGGCGGCTTTCTCCTGCGCGGACGCGGAGGGTTTGCCGTTCTTCGGGGTGAAGGGCTGCACGTTCAGCGGCAGCTTGCGGATGGCGTTCTTTATCTTCTGAAGGTTGGCGCGGAGGCGCGGCCAAGTGTCCTCCATCAGGTTGAAAAGATCGCTCTGCGCGGCGAGGTCGCCACGGGCGCCAGCGTCGAGGAGTGCGCCGACGGTGTCAGGCGAAAGCGAGCGGCCGAAAAGCTGCGGCTCGTAGTCGCGGTTACTGGGACGGATGACGGGCGCGGCGAGTTTGGCGGGAGTGTTTAAATCGGACATGCTCGGGCCTCCGTGTCATCGCGCCCACGCGCCGCGGTAGCGGGTGAGCGTGGGGCGATGGCGGGCGTTGAGGCCGGTCGGGACGCGCTCGGCGGCGAACGCTCCGCACCCGGCGGACGGGTTGCGCTGGGCGGCGTGGATCGCGAGAGCTAGCGCGGTGGAGCGGTCGGCGTGGCCGTCGGCGGTGCGGGCGGCGGCGTAGCGGATGGTGCCGCCGGGGCTGACGATGCGTTGCATGCTGCCGAGGTCGTCACGGATGACGGCGGCGGCGGGCAGCGCGACGGCGCGGGCCTGCATGGTCTTCTTGAGCCGCTCGAACAACTCGCGCTTGCGGTCGCCGGTGAAGGTGACGCCCTCGAAGCGGGTTTCATCGAGCGCGGCGGCGAGGTGTTCGCTCACTGGGCCGCCGATGCCGGTCGCATCAATCGCGGTAAAGGCAGCGGCCATGACGCGCGGCGCGAGAATGGCCTCTTGCTGCGGGAACGGGATGCGGTCGAGAACCAGAACCTCGCGGGTGATGAGCTGGCCGCCGTGGATTCGCTCAAGCGTCCAGGCGACGGTGAGGTCGCGTTTGCGGCCAACGTCGATGCCGACGAAGAGCGCGGGGCGGACGCGGGATTCGCGGGAAAACAGCGACTCGGGGGCGTCGAGGGTGGCGTCCTCGGATTCGCAGGCGCGAACGAGATCTGCGGCGAACACCTGCGACGAATGTTCCATGAACTGACACTCGAACTCTTGAGCCCAGCCGTCGGGGTCGGCGAGGTTGGCGCGGAGTTCGTCGATGTTGAGCGCGAGGCCTTGGGCGACGGCGTCGTAAACGCTGGTCTTGTGGCGCGAGAACGCGGGCGCGTGTTCCCAGAGGTCGAAATACTTGTTGTTCCGCCCGGCGGGCGTCGAGATGACGCGGAGCTTGAGCGCGCCGCGCAGTGGGTTGGAAATGATCGGATAAACCGCGCGCCAGATTTCCTCGGGGTTTTCGTGGAAGGCGAATTCGTCGAGGACGAGGTTGGCGGAGTAGCCGCGCGCGGTGGACGGATTCGCTGGGAGCGCAAGGACGCGGGCACCGTTGGGAAATCGTAGCTGAGACTTCTGGATTTCGGGCCGGTATTCGCGGCCCGACGAGTAACTGACAGCGTCGCAAAAGATCGACGCGGCGCGGTTCACCTTGTCCATGAACTCCAAGGCCTGCCGTTCTCCCGCGCTCAGGATCACCCAGTCGCCGCCGGTCTCGATGGCGTCGGCAACGACCTCGAAGGACGCGGCGAGCGAACCGCCAATCTGGCGGGACTTGAGCCAGATTTTGAAGCGCGCGGCGTCCTGCACCCATGCGCGCTGGTAGGGCAAAAGCAGATCGAGCGGAGTGACCGCGAGACGACGCTCGGGCGTCGTGGATTTCTTGCGGGCGGCACTCATGGCGCGGGCGGCGTGGCCGGGGACGGGGCGGGGGTCGGCGCGTCTGCCGCACCGAGGCGCGAGCGCCATTCGCGCATGATGTCTTTTTCCTTCTCGGGCGTGATGTTGACCTGAGTGGCGACGACGGTGGTGGGCTGGTCGCGGTAAAGCTCGGGCTTGTGAGCCTTCAGGAAAAAAATCAGGCACGCGTCGGAGTAGCGGCGGCGCTCTCCGCACATCTGTCCTTTCGCGTCGAAAACCGGCTCCGTCCAACCGTCGATTCCGCGGCGCTTCAACTCCTGCTCGGCCTCTTCGATGCGCGACGCGTTCCGCACGCGGTCGCGTTCGAGCTGCGCGGCTTGGAGCAGCGGCACGAGGTCGGGCTGACGCTGCAAGTGCCGGTAGAACGTGGATTGGTCGATGCCTTGCGTCTCGATGGCGTTCAGGGACGGCGCGCCGTCACGGATCGCCGTGAGAACGCGGTCGAACAGGGCGCGGCTGAACTTGGAGCTGCGTCCGACCTTGTCGGCTTTCGGGACGGCGATGGGCATCGCCGAGGGAAGGCTGTCAACACGCGCGGGGGCGGATTTGGCGATGGCTTAAAACGCGCGTGAACGGTGCGGGTTGCAGCGACGGGCGTTAGCCCGCCGCAACGAGTGGGCGGCATTCTTGCCGCCGCCGAGGCGCAGGAGGGCCGACGTCGAGCGGAGCGAGACCCGGCCCGACGGAGGCGGAGGCCGTCGCCCGCTGATTCTGCGCGGAGCGCGCGGGTGACAGGGCGAAGCGGCGCGCCAGAGGCGCGCAAGCCCGCCGGTCGGCCAGCGAAGCTAGGCCGACAGGGACGGGCGGGGCCACCGCCCTGCTTGGGTGGCGGGGGGAAGCTCCC